CCAGTCACAGCAGGAAGTGAAGGCGACCCATCAAGCCTTGCCATCAGACGAACAGAAACTTTTTGGAATGCGGTCATTGTGATGACATCAACGCCAACAGTAAAAGGTCGAAGCCGAGTTGAAACTGAGTTTGAGGCTAGTGACCAACGCAGATATTTCGTTGATTGTCCAGAATGTGGCTTCTCACAAACATTGAAATGGGTCAATGTGCAATGGGAAGCTGAAGATGGCAGTGATGCTTGGCTAATGTGTGAAGGATGCAAGGCACATCTTACCGACGAGCAAAGGATTGAGATGGTTAAAGTTGGCAAATGGGTTCCAACATACCCAGAAAGGACGTTGAGAGGCTACCATCTACCCGGAATTGCATCGCTTTTCAGACACAAAAAAGGCTTTAAATCACGCCTTCACCAAATGGCTTCTGATAACATCAAAGCAAAGAAAGCAGGAAAGGAGTCTCTTAGAACGTGGATAAACACGTTTTTGGCTGAAACTTGGGAAGATGAAGGCGAGCAAGTTGCATGGGAGCCGTTAATGCAACGAAGAGAAGATTGGGGGGATTTCCCTAAAGATGCTTTAATTTTAACCGCAGGCGTTGACATCCAAGGTGACCGTTTTGAGGTTGAGATTGTCGGCTGGGGTGAAGGGGAAGAATCATGGAGCATCGAACACTTCTCTGTCATGGGTGATTTCAACACACCAGAGACACAAGCCTCACTTGATGAAATTTTACAAAAGAAATACACGCATCCAAGCGGTGTTGAGTTGGCCGTGAGTTGTGCTTTTATCGACTCAGGTCACAAAACAAAGGCGGTTTATGCTTTCACGAAACCGCGTGAGACAAGGCGCGTTTACGCCTGCAAAGGTGTTGGTGGCCCCGGCGTGCCATTGGTTGGAAGACCAACCAGGAGGGGGGCAGACAGAGCTGCACTCTTTAGCATTGGAACAGACACGGCCAAGGAGTTGACATATTCCCGCTTGTCCCTCGGTGAAAAGGGAGCAGGTTTCATGCACTTTCCAAACGACCGACCAGAAGATTGGTTCCGCCAATTGACAAGCGAGACGAAAGTGACGCGCTACAAGAATGGCGTTCCATTCGCTCGTTTTGAAAACCCATCGAAGGCAAGAAACGAAGCTTTGGACATTCGGGTTTATGCCACGGCAGCTTTGTCATTGTTGCGAGTAAACTGGGACAAGCTAAAGCAAACAATCCAAGAGCCACCCGCTAAAAAAGAAAAGAAAGCCAAAAAGAAAAACCCCCGCCAAGGTGGTGGTTGGGTGAATGCGTGGTAAGAGTTTGACATTAGTCAAAATTCAATGGCTGACAAAACTGACGAGGAAAAGCTGGACGCAGCTTTGGCTATGATTACCAAGATTGAAACGACTCTTGGCACTCTGTATGAAAAAACAGCGTCAGCAACTAGCTTTGGTGACCAATCTTTGACACTGGCAAGCATCGCCGATTTAGAAAAAAGCCGCGACAAGTGGCGGCAGGAGGCGGAAACTTTGAAGGCAAACGTGAATCGCCACCGCAAAACTCTCAAAATTCAGTTTAGATGATTAACTATCTCAAGCGCAAATTCTCACCAAAGCAAACAGCAGTAAGAAGATTCCACGCAGCGCAATCGAGCAGGTTGACACTTGACTGGATTACTGCCTGTCTGTCTCAAGATGGTGAGCTTAAAGGCCAACTTCCAATTCTTCGTGACCGTTCACGCGACCTTGAGCGTAACAACGAATGGGTGAAAGGTTTTTTGCGTTCGCTTGAAAACAACACGCTTGGCGAGAAAGGTATTTCGTTGCAAGTAAGAGCCAAAGAGCCGAACGGAAGACTTGATGAGGTTGCGAACAACATCATTGAGAGAGCATGGCGGCAATGGGGCAAGGTTGGAAACTGTGAAGTGACAGGCAGGCACTCATGGGTTGATACACAACGATTGATTCTTCGCTGTATTGCCCGTGATGGTGAAGTTCTTGTGCGCCTGATTAAAAGCAGCACTGGTTTGCAACTTCAAATCTTAGAGGCTGACCTTCTTGATGACTCATTCAATGCCCGTGCAGACAACGGAAATGAGATTCGCTTTGGTGTTGAGTTTGACCAATTCCGCAGACCTGTAGCTTACCACCTTCTTGGCAATCATCCTGGTGACAGTCAATTTAACGCAGACTTCAAGCGTCGAGTTCGTGTACCTGCTGACGAAATCATTCACCCATTCAGAACTGAACGACCAGAGCAAAGCCGTGGCATTCCTTGGCTTGTTAGCTCAATGAACAGGCTCAAAATGCTTGATGGTTACGCCGAAGCCGAGCTTGTTGCAGCTAGAACTGGTGCGGCAAAAATGGGATTTTTCACCAAGCAGACACCAGACGGCTGGACGGGGGAAATTGATGAGGATGGAAACCTTCCAGTTGATGCGTCACCTGGAACCATTGAAGAGCTACCAGCAGGCGTTGACTTTAAGAGTTGGGATAGCAATCACCCAAATTCTGGTTATGGCGACTTTGTTAAGTCATGCTTGCGTGGTGTTGCAACCTCTTTGGGTATCTCATACAACTCGCTTTCAAATGACCTTGAGGGAGTGAACTATTCAAGCATTCGTGCAGGCTTGCTTGAAGAACGTGAAGTCTGGAAAGCAATCCAGCGCATGATGATTGACCACGTTCTTGAGCCTGTCTTTGAAGCATGGCTTGAGATTGAACTTCTCTCTGGTCGTCTTGGTTTACCATTCGACAAGTTTTTCAAGTTCAACGCGCCTGAATTCCGTGGCCGTCGTTGGGCATGGGTTGACCCAAAGAAAGACATGGAAGCTGCCGTGCTTGCAATGCAACATCGCATCAAGCCATTGCGTGATATTATTGCTGAAGGTGGTGATGATGTTTATGATGTTCTTTCAAAAGTTTCCGAAGACGAAGAGCTTGCCGCCAGCTACGGGTTGAGTTTACAACCTGAGCAAATTGACATCGGCGAAAAAGCTGATGAGCCAGAAGGATAACCAGGAGCTGTCACATCGCTCTTTTGAGTTAAATCAAAGAGCTGTAAACGAAGAAGACCGCACTATTGAGCTGGCCTTTTCTTCTGAGGCTGAAGTTGAACGGAATTACGGAACTGAAGTTCTAGACCATCGTTCTGAAAGCGTGCGTTTAGGTCGTTTGAACAATGGCGGGGCTTTCCTTATGGAACACAACCGCAACGACCAGATTGGCGTTGTAGAGCGGGCATGGATTGATGACGACAAAAAAGGTCGAGCAGTCGTCAAGTTTTCTAAGTCGGCAAGAGCCGAAGAGATTTTCCAAGACGTAAAAGATGGCATTCGCCGATTGGTTTCGGTCGGCTATCGAATTCACGAAATGGATTCTGAAAAGTTGCAAGGAGGTCGGGAGTCCATCCGCGCGACTGATTGGGAGCCGTATGAACTGAGCTTGGTCAGCATCCCAGCAGACGACACCGTCGGCGTTGGCAGAGGGATGGAAAACGATGAGACGGAAACTAAAAAATCAAAAAATAATATGTCAGAAAATAACGACATCCAATCGGCTCCCGAGCAACGCTCTGTGGAGGTAATCAACGAGGCTCCACAGGTTGATGTGGCTGCCGAGCGTCACAGCGCGGTTTCGGCCGAGCGTTCACGCATCGCAAATATTCATGCAGTTGCTGACCAGGCCAAAGAGCGCGGAATCGTTCTTGATGCAAACAAAGCTGTTGCTGAAGGAGTATCTGCTGACGATTTCCGTCAGGCTGCTTTCGATAAAGTTTGCGAGCAGAAGTCACAGTTCGTTCCTGCTGACCTTTCCAAGTCTGAGAAGCGTGACCTTGGCCGTTTCGACCTTGGTGCTGCTCTTCGCGCACACTACAACGGCAACAAGCTTGAGGGTGCAGAGCGTGAAGTTGTTGAGGAAGGTATCCGTGAGGCTAAAGAGGCTGGCATTGGCCACTCTCGCGGCATCATGCTTCCTTCGTTCTATGTTGCCAAGCGCGACATGACTGCTGGAACTGGCTCACAGGGTGGTTTCACTGTTGCAACTGAAAAGGGTGGTCTTCTCGACGACTTCTTCGACGCAAGCATCATGAACCGTCTCGGTGCAACCGTCCTTACTGGACTGACTGGCAACCTCGACATTCCACGTCTTGCACAAGCAACTGACCCTGCTGGAAAGGCTGAAAACGGTGCTGCTGACGAAGTTAGCCCAACCGTGTCACAGCTCTCTCTTGTTCCTAAGCGTCTTCCTGCGTTCATCGACGTAAGCGACCAGCTCATGAATCAGAGTTCGTCAGCTATTGGGCCAATGCTTCGCGGTCACCTTACCTCTCAGATGCTTGCTGTCCAAGAGGCTGCTTTCTTCCACGGTTCTGGAACCAACGAAGCAAACGGCATCGCTGGAACCTCCGGCATTGGTGCAGAAGAAGGTGGAACCAACGGAGCTGCTCCTGATTACGGCAACATCATCTCTCTTGAAGAGCTTGTTGACGCTCAGAATGCTCTTGACGGTTCGCTTGCTTACGCAACCAACGGTCAGATTCGTGCCAAGCTCAAGCAGACCTCTA